CTTATTTGTCAGAGATATTCAAGTTTATACTTCAACGACAGCTGCGACAGGAGCGAATAGCTTTTTAATTAAAAAAGATATTAGTTATCTTAGAGAATATGATGCTGCTGAAACGACCACAGGTACCCCAAAATATTACGCAATGTCAGGTGGAGCAACAGGAGCTGGAGCGACTACTTCAGGACGAATAACCATTGTTCCTACACCTTCATCAGCTTTTATGTATAAATTACACTATAACGCTAGACCTCTGGGATTAAGTTCAGCGAATACGACGACTTACTTAAGTCTTAACTTTGGCAATGGATTATTGTATGCATGTCTCGTAGAAGCCTTTAGTTATTTGAAAGGCCCGCAAGATATGCTACAACTATACGAACAAAAGTACCAAACTGAAGTACAAAAGTTTGGAGGAGAACAATTAGGTCGAAGAAGACGCGACGATTATACAGATGGAGAACCTCGTATACCCGTTCCGGCTCAAACACCGTAAGGAGAAAATATGGCAACACTAACAACTAAAGTAATAGAAGAAATAACACTCAACAATAACAGTTATAATAGTGAGCGATCACTAGATATTTCTAGTGTTGATGAAATTGTTAAAAGAATCGTTACGATTTCAACAACAGAAACTGGCTTACTAGGTTTTGCAACAGCTTCTTCAACAGACTTATCAAAAAGTTATCTAGCAGGTCAGTTTGACGAAGATGATGTTAGATACATTAGAATTACAAATTTAGATTCAACAAATCACATTACATTAACATTTAGGGATGAAGACAGTACAGAGTTTTGTATGAAGGTAGACGCTGGCCACTCGTTTATTTATCCAGGGGACAATAGTGGTGGAGTTAAAGATACGATGCATGCAGCTGGTTCTGCAATTACAGTATCATTAAACGATTTAGTCGATATCACAGCAACCGCAAATACTGATTCTTGTGATGTAGAAGTATTTGTAGGAAGCGCATAGGATAAAATATGGCATCAAGTTATACAGGATTAGGTTCAGAGTTGATGACAACCGGCGAAAATGCCGGAACATGGGGTACAACGACCAATACCAATTTACAAATATTAGAACAAATAGCTGGTGGTTATACTACACAGGCTGTAACAACCACTACTACATTGTCTGTTTCTGATGGATCTACAGGTGCAACTCTTTCACATAGAGTTATAAAATTTACAGGCACACTTAGTGCAAATGCTACAGTAACAATTCCGTTAGATGTTCAACAGATGTATATTCTGTTAAATGGCACCGCAGGTGCCTATACACTTACATTTAAATATGTTTCTGGATCAGGAAGTACTGTTGCTTGGGCAGCTACTGATAAAGGAACAAAACTTGTTTATGCTACTGCTGATGATGGCACGAATCCCAATATGGTTGATTCAGGTATTGGATCGACGGCAGGACATGATTTAGATGGTAATGAATTTATTCTTGATGCTGATGCCGATACAAGCATTACAGCAGATACAGACGATCAAATCGATATTAAAATTGCTGGTGCTGATGATTTTCAATTTACAGCAAATACTTTTACTGCACAATCAGGTAGCACGATTGCTGCACAAGCCTTAACGGCGACGACGATTACAGCGAGTGGTATTGTTAAAACAGATAGCACTACTGCCGCAACTTCGACAACGGATGGTTCACTGCAAACCGATGGTGGTCTTTCAGTAGCTGCAGATGCTGTCATTGGGGATGATCTTAAATTATTAAGTGATTCTGCTATCTTAAGTTTTGGTGCAGACTCCGATACAACGTTAACACATACGGATGGAACAGGTTTAACTTTAAATAGCACAAATAAACTTTGTTTTTATGATACAGCTTTATCGATTAGTTCAAGTACCGACGGTCAATTAGACATCGATGCGGATACCGAAGTAGAAATTGCTACAACAACTCTGGATCTTAATGGTGCTCTTGACGTAAGTGGAGCTTCTCAATTTAGTTCTACGATTACCGTTGGTGTTAATGACACAGGTTATGATGTAAAATTCTTCGGTGCAACTTCTGGAGCTTATATGCTTTGGGACGAATCTACGGATGATTTAGTATTAGCTGGAGCAGCAAAATTATATTTATACGATGCAGCAGGTGGTGAATATCTTTCATCTTCAGGATCAGCATTAACAATTGCTTCAGGTTCTGCAGCATGGGAATTACCAGCAGCAGATGGATCAGCAAATCAAGTATTAAAAACAGATGGTTCAGGAAATTTAGATTGGACTTCGATTACATCAGCAACTATTACGGCTCTAAATAATGCAACAGCGAATGAATTAGTAACCGTTGGTGCTACAACAACAGAATTAGATGCAGAAGCAAATCTAACGTTTGACGGGACCGATGTATTATTAGGTGGTGCCGGTAAACTTCAATTAAGAGATACTGGACTTTATGTAGCTTCTAATGCAGATGGAGATTTAGACATTGTATCCGATGGTACAGCAGTTGATTCAATTAATTTAGAATCTGCTGGGGGTATAACATTAGATGCTGGTACGGCTTCAAGTGGAATTGTTTATGAAGATGATGGCACAGAAATGCTTCGTGTTCATAATTCTTCAAGCGATGTTATTGTAGAATCAAAAGTTTCTAACAAAGATATAATTTTCAAAGTTAATGATGGTGGAGTTTCAACAGAAGTTGCAAGATTTGATGGTGATGTTTCAGCGTTCCTAATAGCGTCAGGTAAAAAATTAATGATCGGTGCTGCTGAAGAGTATCTATCAGGTGATGGCACCGATATTTCATTTACAGTTGGATCAGGCGGAGATATAAATATCGGGCAAGATATTGGTCTAACTTTTGGTAATGATGGAGAAAAAATTGAAGGTGATGGTACAGATTTAACAATATCAGCAAATAACTTAACTGTTGACGCTGCTGCTGATATTAATTTAGACGCTGATGGTGCTGATGTTAATATCAAAGATGGTGGCACAACAATATTATCATTTACAAATAGTTCTAGTGACGCTGTAATAACTTCAGGTGTTCAAGACAAAGATATTATATTCAAAGGTGACGATGGTGGATCTGCTGTTACAGCTTTAACTTTAGATATGTCAGCGGGTGGTATAGCTACTTTTAGTGCTGCCGCTAATGTAACTCAACAAGCCATAACTTCATCATCCGCGGCGGTAGCTTGGGATGCTTCTGATAAGCCAAACGCTTATCATCAAACAACAGAAAATACGACTATTTCCGAACCAAGTAATCCAGTCGAAGGTGCTTTTATTTGTTTAGAAATTAATTATAATGGAAGTCATACGATTGGCTGGAATGCAATTTTTAATTTTGCCGCTGATGCTGCTCCGACTACAACAGATACAGATGGGAAAACTGACATTCTTGTATTCAGATACAATGGAGCAATTTGGCAAGAAGTAGGGAGAACTTTAAATATACCTGAAAGTTAATAGGAGATAATATGTGGGCATTAGTAGAAGATAACGCAATAGTAAAGATAATCAATAATCCAAAAGCTATGGTTATTGGCGATGTTCGTCATTCAAAAAATATCTTTTCTTTTAGATGGACTAATGCAGAAAGAGAAGCGATTGGACTTTACGAAGTAGAATTTGATAACACCAATAAAAAAGATGAAAAATGGTATATCAATACCAATCAATCATTTGCTTTTGCTGGTGGAAAAATTACAGCAAGCTATGGTTCAGCAACAGCTAAAGCTCATGCTGATACTTTATTTACAGCACAAGATGAAAGTAATGGATTAGGCACTGAAGGTGAAGTTAAAGCTGAAGGATTAAAAACAGTTTTAATTAGAGATGTTAAAAAACAAGCTGCTGGAATATTACAAGATACAGATTGGTACGTCACTAGAAAAGCAGACGCTGGAACAGCGGTGCCTTCTTCAATTACCAATCACAGAGCAGCAGTCCGAACGAAGTGTGCTGAAATGGAAACAGCAATTACTAACGCAGCAGATACTCCAGCTCTTGAAACTTTATATACGTATACAGAACAAGAGGATGGTTCAGTTACAAGA